CAAGAAAACAGCCGAAAAAATACGATTTCTTGCAAATCCGACTACGTCAAATCGCTAAAACCACTCGGCAAATCAAGGGCGTTCGGAGTTTTTAACAGGGGCCGAATTGGCGTCCGTGGCCGCGACGGCGCGCACTAACCTGGGCCTGGGAGCGGTGGCGACGGAAAGTATCCTTCCGCCGGCGCTGGGCGGCACCGGGGCGGTTACCGCGCCCACGGCGCGCATCAACTTGGGTCTCGGCTCGGCGGCGATGCTCGATGCCGGCGCCGGCGCCGGCGCCGGCAACGTGATCGTGGTACAGGCCGGCGGCAAGTTGCCCGCGCTTGACGGCTCGGACCTCACCGGGCTTTCCGCCTCCGATCCCGTCGCCCGCGCCAACATCCTGCTCAATGCCTTCCGTCTCGCCGTCGTCGGCGGCCTCTCCGTCCAGGCCATGGTCGACGGCGTGGTCGACGAATTTGAAGATCAAACCGGCGTTGACGACGCAGCATCGACCGGCGAGATATATAACGTGGATAATGATTATTATTCCGCCGGCGCGATCCCGCCGTCCGATTTTGTCCCCGCCATGTCCGCCTACACGGCGGACGGCATAACCATCTCGGCCTCCGCCGACAATGGCGACCTGGCGTGGAAAGCCTTCAACGACAGTCAATCGTCGTGGTGGCAGTCCCAGATCGATCCGAACTCAACGCCGCAGTGGCTCAAAGTTGATTTTGGGGCCGGGAATTCCAAAGTCGCGACGAAATATACACTCACCCCGGCTTACGATTCCGGCACGGGCTTGGCCCCGGGGACATGGACTTTCGACGGCAGTAATGATGATTCCGCCTGGACGCAGCTTGACGCGCAATCGGGCATTTTAATGCCGACTGCCGGCGTCAAGCGCGAATTTACGTTCTCCAACGCCACGGCTTATCGTTATTACCGCATTCGAATCACCGCACGGGCCTATAGCTACCCGGCTATCGCCATCGGCGAAATGGAAATCTACGGTGGCGCCCCTCCGGTGGCCATCGACATGGTGCTGATTTCCGAGGCCTTCACGGCGTTAGTGCAACCCAATGAAGCTTTTATCGTTATGTGGCAGGAGGATGTGAGCGCCATCACACTGAATGCCGACCTCAAGGCATGGGCCAGCCGCGACGGCGGCGTTTCCTGGTCCCAGGCAACGCTGACCGAGGAAGCGGTCTTGAGCACCGGTCGCATCCTGACCGGCTCCGCCGCTCTCTCCGGCCAGCCGGCCGGCGTCGCCATGCGCTGGAAGGTGACCACCCACAATACTAAAGTTCTGCGTGTGCACGGCATCGCCCTGCAATGGAGTGCGTGACCATGACCGTCAAGCGTCTGATTCTCTCAAGCACCAGGGCGAGCGACAAGTACTTGCTCACTGCTACCGACCACGAAATGCTGGAGGCGGTGGAAACTCTGCTCAGGGAGCGGCCGATTACGCCCAGGCTGCGCACCATTCTTGACCGGCGCGACGAGGCCCGGCGTCGGCTCCGTTCGGCGACATCCCCGGCCGGGGGTGGCGGGGAAGCGCAGCCGGAGCATAAGCCATGCCCGATCCCGCCCTGTCTGAGGCCATCCGCGAGGCCTATGCCTCGGCGCCGACCGATGTTGTCGTCCTGCATACCCTGGAGATCTGGCATCCGTCCTTCGTCGAGGACGGAGTGGCGAAGCCGATCCGGGTGGTGCGGAACTACGAGGACACAGCCACCTGGCTGAACCTTGGCGGGGCGGAGGTCCAGGCCGTCCTCGATGGCCTGGACGAGGAGGCCCGGCGCAAGGTCGGTCTGGTGGCAAGGCTGGAGGCGGGCGCGCCGCATGACGCCGGGCTGCTGGTGTCCTTCACGGCGCTGGGGTTCGAGTTGGAGTTGCCGCCGGTTGGTGCCATCCCGGTGCCGGAGATCGTGGTGACGCTCGACAATGTCGGGCGCGAGATCACCCGGCATCTCGACGCCGCCGCCGTCAGCCAGGACGCCATCGAGGTCACCTACCGGCCCTACCTCTCGACCGACATCAACGGGCCGCAGATGGACCCGCCGCTGACCATGACCCTGTCCGAGGTCGAGGTCGATGTCTTTCGCATCACCGGACGGGTGCGGGCGCTCGACATCGGCAACAAGGCCTTCCCGAGCGAAATCTACACCATCAAGAAATATCCGGGCTTAAGGCGGTGACGATTCTTGAAATGGCGCCGGTCGCCGACAGTCTTCTTGCGGATCTGATCAATGAGCGGCAAGCGCGCCGACTGCTTCCAGAACGGCATTCGGATTGCGCTCGATCACCGCCAGCAGAACGCGGGCCGGTCCCTCGGGACAGCGGCGTCCCTGTTCCCAGTTGCGCACCGTATCTACGCTGACCCCGAAGCTGCGGGCAAAAATGACCTGGGTCATGCCCAGCTTGCGGCGCGCCGCCTTGACGTCTGCGACCGGCACGCGGACCACATGGGCAATCCCACGGCCAGCATCTCCTTTGGCATAAGCCAAGGCATCCTCCAGTCCGGCCATGATCTTGTCGTAAGCCTTCTTGCTCATTTCGCGCCTCCGTAATTTTCGGCCAACTTTGTCGCAATCTTCGCCAAAGCGGCAAGTTCAACCCGGCCAAGGTCCGATTTCTCGTTCTTGGCAAACACCGTCAGCAAGAAAACAGGAACCTCAGCGTGGTGGTAGTAATAAACGATCCGCACTCCGCCGCGTTTGCCGCGTCCCCCTATGCCGAAACGAACCTTGCGAATGCCGCCGCCGCCTTCAATCCGTGGTCCGCATTGCGGATCGGCCGCGATCATGGAGATCGCCGCAAACCGCTCGTCTTCCGTCATGCACCGCCTGGACTCGGCCATGAAAGCCTTCGTCTCAACCACAGTATGCGGAGCTTCGTCCATGATGGAATTCTAGCATGGCGCAAGACTCGTTGCCACAAGAAATTACGCCAATGAACGAGAGGATATTATGAGTCACTGGGCCGCTGCTTATATCGGTCTGCCGTGGGCGACCGACGGGGAAGGGCCGGACTCCTTCCATTGCTGGGCGCTGGTGCGCCATGTGCAACGGGAACGCTTCGGCCGCGACCTGCCCGCCGTTCCTAATCCTGACGCCCTGTTGGCCATCGCCCGTGGATTCCGCGATCACCAGGAACGGCAACGCTGGGACTTGGTCGACCACCCCGTCGAAGGCGACGGCGTGCTGATGCGCCAGGCCCGTTATCCCGTCCATGCCGGCGTCTGGATCGCGGTTGATGGCGGTCGGGTGCTGCACGTCGTTCGCGACAAGGGCGTGGTCGCCCAGTCGCTGAGCAGCCTCGCCGTCCATGGCTGGCGGATCGAGGGGTTCTATAGATTTATCGGAGACCGTCCGTGATTCGCCCTGCCGTCGTCGTCATGGTCCGCAACGCCTTCCGGCCCGAGCGTGACCGCGAGGCGGCGGCGGTTCCTAAGCCGGTCACCATCCGGGGCTGGCTCGATGGGCGAGGAATCACCGAGTTTGCCCAGCCCACCATCTGTTTTGTTAATGGCCGCCCCGTGTTGCGCGTCGAATGGTCGTTACTGGTCATTCGCGCCGGCGACGTGGTCTGCTTTATCGCCCTGCCCCACGGCGGCGGCGGCGGGGGTGGCGGCGGCGGCAAGAACCCGCTCAAGACCGTGCTCATGGTTGCCCTCATGATAGCGGGTCCCGTCGCCGGCGCCGCCTTCGGCCCGGCGCTGGCCGGCGCTTTCGGCTTCGAGGCCGGGGCGTTCGCCTTCGGCTCGGTAACGTTTGGCCAGGTTTTCGGCGCCGTGATCTCGGGCGCGGTCAGCATGGTGGGCGGCGCCCTGGTCAATGCGCTGATCCCGGCGCCGAACCCGTCCCGACCCTCGGCCGATTGGGGGCTGGGTAGCAGCGGCAGTCCGCCCGGCCCCAGCCCCACCTATTCGCTCCAGTCCCAGGGCAATCAGGTAAGATTGGGGCAGCCCATTCCGGTGGTCTACGGCCGCCACATAATTTACCCCGATATCGCCGCCGAACCCTGGAGCGAATACGCCGGCAACGAGCAATATCTTCATCAGCTTCACGTCATCGGCCAGGGATGCTATCAGGTCGAGGCCCTCCGCTTGGAAGATACCGACATCGGCAACTTTGCCGAGATTCAGTACGAGATCATCGAACCGGGCGGCGTCGTTACCCTGTTTGATCCCGGCGTTACCACCGCTCCCGAAGTGGCCGGACAGGAATTGCAGGGGCCGAACCAGCTTACCGGCGGCGAGACAGGCTGGGTGGGGCCGTTCGTTTCTGCCGATGCCGGGACGTTGGCCACCCATCTCGGCATTGACGTCGTTTTTACTCGCGGCCTCTACTACGCCAACAATTCCGGCGGGCTGGATTCTCGCTCGGCCAGTTGGGTGGTCGAGGCTCGCGCCATCGATTACGACGGCGCCCCATTAGGCGACTGGATTTTGTTGGCTTCTGAAAATCATTCGGCGGCCAATACCACCCCGATCCGCCTGAGCTACAAGTACGCCGTCGCGTCGGGCCGCTACGAGGCGCGTCTGAGGCGCACCGACAGCAAGGACACATCCTCTCGCGCCGGACATGAACTCCGCTGGGCGGGATTAAAAACCTGGCTCCATGATGCGCCCGACTACGGGCAGGTGACGCTGCTCGCTCTCCGCATGAGAGCTACCGATAATCTCTCCCAGCGCTCCTCGCGGATGGTCAATTGCATCGTCACCCGCAAGTTGCCCACATGGTCGGCGGCCAGCGGCTGGTCGCTCCCACAGCCCACCCGTTCCATCGCCTGGGCTTTCGCCGATGTCTGCCGGGCCGCCTACGGGGCCGGGCTGGCCGATGCCCGGATCGACCTTTCCGGTCTGCTGGCCCTCGATGCCCTGTGGGAGCAACGCGGCGATCATTTTGACGGGGTGTTCGATACTTCGATGACGGTGTGGGAGGCGCTGACCCGCATCGCCCGCTGCGGCCGCGCCGTGCCCATCCAGCAGGGCGGGGTGGTGCGCATCGTCAGGGACAGTCCGCAGAGCTTGCCGGTGGCCCTGTTCGGGCCGCGCAACATCGCCAAGGGGTCATTCCGTATTCGCTATGTGATGCCGGGCGAGGAGACGGCGGACGCGGTGACGGTGGAGTTCTTCTCCGCCATCACCTGGCGGCCCGACGAGGTGACCGCCAAGCTCCCTGACTCCGCCGAGGAAAAACCGGCCCGGCTTCAACTGA